ACCACGAACTTGAATGCCCGAGGTCTTGACCGGGGGCGTCGCAGCGGAAGCAATGTTGCCCACCACCATGCGCGGCATGGGCGCATCAGCGTTCACGACCGGAGGCGGAACAGGCTTGGCCTTCATCATGTCACTTCCCCTTGCGCCCAACCGGGCCTTGGTTCGCCACGCGGGCCATGTTGCGACCCATCTTCTGGGACATCTCGGTGGTCACGCCACCCTTGGCGAGCTTGGCGCCGGGGCCATGCGCCACACTGGCGGGCTTCTTGGCGTGTGCCCGGAGGGCCTTCATTGCGTCCATGTTCACTCCTTGGTTGGACCGAATGATAGCGGAACTGCCCACTCAGGTAAAGATTAAGTAGGCGGCGTAGGTCGCGGGGTTCGCAACCATGTATGGATTAAGCACTGTTTCGATATACGTATTGTAGGCGGGGAGATTTAAAGTTGGGTTACCGATAAAGCGTGTATACGCGAGCGAATCTGAACTTTGTACTACGCCGTTGTTTGTTATGTCTCCCAGCGGGCGGGAGCCAATAAGTGTGTCTTTAAATAACGTTTTTGCGGGTTCTGTATTTGCTACCGCCTGCAAAATAGTATTTGGCATTACGCTGTAATTAACGTAAATACCACCTGGGGGAGCCGTAGGCGACGTAGTCACCTGACCAACTTCACCCACGCCGACCAAGGTGTTTGGCGTGAGCACGGCGTCAAAGTCCCTGGCACCACCGATAGGGTTCCATCCCCACTGGATGACCAACATGCCCTCGCCAGGGAAGCCCTCTTGGTCCGGGCCGGTGCCCGACACCGTGTCAGTTTGGAGGCCGTTCGTTCCGGACTGATACCACGTATTTGTGTCCGGACGGGGGTCACGGATGGCCTGGGGGTCAGCCACAGGGTACATGCCCAACTGCAACTGCGGCTGGTCCGGAGTCCAGCACTGAGGGCACGCCTTGATCTGCGTCTGCTTGGTCTTGACGACGAGGTTCTTCAGCTTCTTCAGGTCAAAACGGAACCCACAGACGTCGCAGAACGAAAATGCCTTAGCCCCATTAGCGAAACGGTTAGCCATTTACATCCTCCGCATGCTCAGGGTAGCGACGGATGTATTCTTCTTTCCAGCTAGCGCCGTAATTACGCTTCATGTTTGAGATGCGTCCAGCGCGTTTACGGTTTTCTACTTGTTCAGGCGTACACCTGTAACCTGTAGGTCCACCTTTTCCTACACGCGCAGCGACGGCTTTGGCGCGGTATTCAGGATTTTTCCAGAGTGCTGCTGCCGCTGCCGACTTTTTAGCATGCGTCTTCTCGGTGTAAACATCCCTGCCATCCGTACACACGTACAGATTCTCAGTAGGTTGTAGCTTTTCAATCCACTGTTTTTCGAGCGTCAGCAACTCTTCTGGTGCACACTGCTGGAGCAGTCGCGCAGTAAACGCTTTTGCCCCATGTTCTTGAAACGTAGCTAGCATACGCTCATACGTCTGCTGCTCAGGCCTACGCTTCATATCATGGAAGTGCAGACTTATCCGGTATCGGGTACGCCGGGAAGACCCAACGTAAGTTCCTCCCGTTACGGTATCCGTCAACAAGTACACTCCACAGACATTTGGCATGTCGATGTGGGAAAGATTGCTTTCAGAGTATTGGCGAACGCCCATGCGAACTCCTGGCTGGAAAGCCAAGATTCTCGCAGATGTCACTGCGAAACGCAAGGGGGCGTGGACGAAGTTCACGAGATGAACATCTGCCGAGGTACGAACCGTACCGCAGCCTTCTCACGGTCTTCGCTCGACGCACGGTCCCAGTCTTCGTCGTACTGAGCCTTCAGAACCGGCAAGCGTTCCATCGCACCGGGGATCTTGAGCGCCAAATAGTACGCGAGTCCGCTGACAAGACACGGCAGGAAGCGGAAGGGGATGTCCTGCGTGGCTTCACCGCCAGACCCAGCATCCTGGATACGCCGCAAGTACCAGTAGACGAACTGATACACACCAGTCTGGTCAGGCGTGGGCCACACGGTGATGCTGGGCGCTGCCGTTGCGCCCGGGGAGTAGCTGCTCGCCGCCGGATACGTTGCGTTGGAGTTCCGGTTGACCAGCACCTGAATCGGACGCGCCTGCTGCAGCTTGTTCGGGATGGAGGAGTACGTGCTGACGCTGATCCGCGTGATGGTCAGATCCACCTGAGTCGAGACGTTGCCCGCGCCCGTGCGGATGACATGCTCAAGAAGATCGACGGTGTCAGATGGGAGAGCATATGTGTTGACACCTTGTGTCAAGGCAATCGTGCCCTGGTTGAAGGTCCACATGTTGATGCCACGGTTGGCAAAATCAGCAAAAAGAAGATTCAATGACCTACGCGCCGTACGTAGGTCATATCCTGTCCTCAATTCTGCACCGCAGCGCTCGAACGCCTCCTCGACCACTTCATTGAGGTCGAGGTTGAAGGTGGTGGTCCCTGATGTGGTCATCTAAATCTCGCTGTCTTCGATGCCACCTTCGGCGGTTGCTTGACGAACTGCTGACCCTTGGCCTTGCCCTGGCGCTTTGCCCGGGTCGTGGCTGCGTACTCAGCAGGAGACAGAGCGTTGATCGCAGCCTCGGGGAGATAGCGCTCTCCAGTGTCGGAGGAGCGTTTCCCTGACTTGGTCCGCCATTTCTGAGCGGTCCAGTCCTTCAGAGACTGCTGCGGGGCCTTAGTCACGATACCCGCCGCCCTTGGACTTGTACTGCTTCGCCAGAAGCTGTGCCTTGCGGGCGCTCCACTGCCCTGCCGCCGTACCTTGCGTAGCCTGTCCCTTGATGCGCTCAAAGAGCGCCTTGCGCATCCCAGGCTTGGTGTAGTTGCCCGCCTCGTTCACGCGGCTCTCCCCGCCCTTGGCATAGACCTTGGGCTTCTTGAGTTCCGGGCGGATGCAGCCCATGCCGCGTGAGGCCTTCATACGTACTTCGTCTTCTTGGTGCGAGTCTCGCACCCGGCACCGCGCACAGAGCCGCCCTTGGCGTAAGCCTTGACCTTGCCGCCCTTGCGGTACTTCTCTTCGTCCCGCATGATCTGGGTGTTGCGCTCCACTTCCCGGGGTGAGTACTGCAGGTTGCCAAGCTGCATATCCAGCCAAGCGGGGTAGTTCTCTTCCGTCCTGGGCAGGATGTTCGCTCCCTGAACACCGCGAGCACGCGTGTCAGTAGCGCTGCTTGGCGTGGCGCGGATGCCACGAGCACGCATGTCCGTAGCGCTACCCCGCGCCGCTGGCGTAGGCAGCTTCCCCGTCTTGTCTGCATTCAGCAGATCGCGCAGCGTCTTGTTCGCGCCAAAGCGCTTCTGGAAGTCCGCAAGCTCTTCCCGGCTGACAATCGCCTTACCGTCAATAATTTGACGATTGCGCACAGGGCCGCTGTAGGAGGAGCGGTAAGACGGCGTGGGACGCCGCATCTTCTCCAGCGCCATCCGTGCTTGGATCTCGCGCTCTTTGTCTTTGTACTGCCTGCCCGTCTCGGCAAGCCGAGCAGCTTCGTCGCGCTTGTCAAGAAACTCCTGCTCGGCGCGGTGGCGTGCAGCCCCGCGCCTTACACGCTCTTCGTGTTCGACGTCGTCATCGGTAGCCATGTCACACCATCTTGCACTGCTTGACGCCGCGTTGAGCGACGCCTGCGCCGCGCACAGAGCCGCCCTTGGCGTACTTCTTGGTCATGCCGCCCATCGCCTTCTTCTTGGGCGGTAGCATGCCTTCCGGATCGATGTTCTTGGGGAAGTGCTTCTCCGCCGCATCGCTGGCCTTCTGCTTCGCCGCCGACTCCATCGCCATGCGCACTGCAGCCGGAATTGCCGGCGCCGGGGCCGGAGCCTTCGTGGGATTTTGCGTCGCCATCTTTCTCTCCTCAGCAGGCTTTGCCGCCGTATGCCATCTTCTTCGCCGCGCCACCCTTGGCGAACGGCTTGCCCTTGGGTTTGCCCTTGGCTTCCGCCTTCTCGTGCTTGATCATGGCCTTGGGCGCACCCTTAGCCTTCATGAAGGCGAGTTCCTTCTTGACCATTTTGGGGGATTCTTTCACGGGGCCTCCTTCGGCCTTATGGGCTTCGAACTTCAGGCCAACGGCCTGGGGGATGCCCACCTTCTTGGCGAAGCCTGGGCTGTGCGCGACGGCCCGCATGAGCCGCTCTTGCTTGGGAGAACTATACGGCATGGGGCTTGCTTCGTAGATTGTCGATCTTCGACTCAATCCTGTCAAACCTCTCCAGCAGTTCTTTCATGTCCTGACGGAACTCCGCACGGGTGATGTGATCACGCGCAACTTCTTCGCGGGTACGGTTCAGAAGGATGCTCAGACGATCCAGTTCCCTAAACTTTGAGGCCATGAAGAAGCCGACAATCGCTAGAAGAACCGTAAGGATGGCATTCCAGACAGCAACAAACTCCATATGTCACTCAGCAGTTCCACGCCCGCAGGCTCTTGTTGATACGAGAGTTCGGATCCTTTGCCGTCTTTTCTGACGTCAATTTTGCCTTCATCCCTTTCATCCTGGCGCAAAAGGAGTCACGCCGGGGGCCACCTTCCGGTTGCGGTGCCTTCAATCCAGGCTTTCCGGGGTTGGCTTTGTTGTAGCTGGCGCGGCCTTTGGCGTTGAGTCCACCGGACTCAGACTTGCCCTCTTTGCGTTGCCATGCAGGGGTTTTTGCCATGTTGACCTCAGTCATCAAACACAAAGAGAGCGCCGGGGGCCATCGTGCCGACGTAGATACCGCCAGGGCCGTAGATCACGCCTGCGCGGACATCAGAAGGCGCAGGGAACAGCGTGGCTCTGATCAGCGTTGCGTCCTGTCCGTTGATGAGATACGACCCGGCTCCTGCGGAAAGCGCGCGCACGTGGTCCAGCGTCGCGGCCTGCCCCGTGATGATATACGTTCCGGCGTCGGAAGAGATCTGTCTGGCTGCAAAAAGACTTGCATCCTGCCCCAAGATGGCGTATGAGCCCACCTCGGCGTTGGCCGTCCTCTCGGCCAGCAGGGCAGCGGCCTGCCCCGCGATGGCGTACAGCCCTGCATCAGCGCTTACCGTGCGGACGGCCAGCAGCGTCGCATCTTGGCCCGTGAGGGCATAGGCCCCAGCTTCGGCGTTTACAGCCCTGGCGATGGCCAGGAGGGCTGCTTGCCCGTCGATGGCGTAGGCAGCGGACTCGGCGTTGACTGATCTGGCTGCAAGGAGCGTCGCCGCTTGGCCCGTGATGGCGTAGGCGCCTGCTTCCGCGTTGACCTGTTGGCCGCGACTCAGCGTGGCCGCTTGGCCCGTGATGGCGTAGGAGCCAGACTCTGCGTTGATAGACTTGGGGACCGACAGCGTGGCGTCTTGACCCGTAATGACATACGCGCCAGACTCTGCATTGATGGTGTACGCCGTCCCCCCACCGGACGCAAATA